ATTGAAAAATCATCTGCTGGATTATAATTGTACTCATGTCCATATTGTATGAGTAAACCTGTAGGTGAAGGTAAATTACTATTTTGAGCGGTGATCTGATCCTGCAAGGACTTTCCCATACGTGCATCCAGTGCATAGCCTTCTTCCGTTGTTAATGCATTGTTTACCACATTGCTTCTTAATAACAGCTGATTTAGCACCTTATCCGCTATCACATCGATCAACGCCTGGACCGTACTTGTCGCATTTTCCTTACCTAATAATCCTAAAAGATCCACAGCTGATACAGACGATGCTTTTCCGTCAAATCCGCCTAGCCCCTGTATCAGCCCTTTTACCACATTTGCATCAGATGCTGCTGCGGATGCACTACTACTAGCCTCTGATGCTTTTTGGGTAGCTGTCTGAGCTGCACTACTGGCTGCCTCTGCGCTTCCAGCTGCCGCCTCTGCACTGGTGCTGGCTGCACTTTGGGCTGCGGTCGCTGTCTGTGCCGCACTACTGGCTGTTTCTGCGCTTCCGGATGCCGCCTCTGCACTGGCACTGGCTGCATTCTGTGCTGTGGTCGCTGTCTGTGCCGCACTACTGGCTGTTCCAGCACTTCCGGATGCTGCCTCTGCACTGGCACTGGCTACACTGGCAGCTTTTGTTGCTGTCTGCGCTGCGCTACCAGCTGTTCCAGCACTTCCGGCCGCTGCCTCTGCACTGGCACTGGCTGCACTCTGCGCTGCGGTCGCTGTCTTAGCCGCTTCTACCGCAGCTTCACCCTGCTTCTGCCACTCTGCTTCATTTTTCAGCCTAGCCGATTCATTTTCCTGGCGGATCTTTTCTGCTTCCACTCTGCTACTTTCCGCAGCATCCATTGATTCAGTCTTCTGGTCAATCCGTTTTTCCAGTTTTTCAAGTTCGGACAGCGCCATTTCCGCACCATCCGGAGTATTTATGGTATCTCCAACATACAGGTATCCCTGATTTGTTGCCCACTTCACGGTTCCGAAATCATCTGATCCCCGAAGTGCAATAAATACCGTTCCCACCTGCTTCACGCTGGCAGCACTCACGGTCCATGTCAATATCACATGCTCATCTGTTATTTCTTTTTCAAGTACGTCAGTATCCTTAGTTTCTTTTCCATATCTCAGATCAATACGAAAATCCAGGTTAGATATGTCAATACCGCCTACAGTGAGGCGGTTGATCTTAAACTGTCTGGTCTCTGAATTGTTATCGAACTGTGTCCCTATCTGTCTTTCTGCTACCGGGATCACCAATTCTCTTCCCCGTACAGTTATCATATCTTCCGCCCCCTTTCAGTTACTCCTTGTATCTTACTTTTTCTTCCAACTCAATTGCATATTCGCGCTGAGCCTCTGCATTCTCCAGAATTTCTACAACAGATTCTGGGAGTTCATTTGTCACTCCACGCTTAATCAGATAAGACTTTCCGTTCACTGCTACAAAAACATCTGCACGTTCCTTTTCTGAACTACCGATAGGAATTTTGAATCTGATCAGTCTTTCTCCATTTTTCTGAGCCTCTGTATTCTGCTCTACTACTGCATCCTCTATCTTTGCAGTTCTTCCCATTTTTAAACCTCCTTAGTTGTTCTCTCCATCACTATACGTAGAGGCAGTCTCAATTCGGATCATATAAGCCTCTGTTAAAATTTCAGTTACCTTTAAAGCCTTCCATCCTACTGTAGCACGCTGATCCAACGGGTCACTGGTGCCTCCGCTACCCAGCTGTTTGATAATGGTCTGTAAGCCGCCACCCTCAATCTCGGTAGTTGCATATGCATTTGCACCTAAGATCAATGTTGCATATACATCAATTTTTGTAGCATCAGAACTGCTCTTTGCAGCTCCGGCCTTGGCCCAAATCTTTGCTTCTGAGGTCTCAACAAAGCGAACTCCCTCAATTTCTCCGATCTCTCCATTGTAAATTCTTTCTGGATTTTTATACTTAACTGCAGAAATCCAACGTTCATCATCTGTAAGATCATAAGCACAATCCGGATGTATAATACTAAAGTAGTATCCATTGATTTTCTTTGCATTCTGCTTTTTCAGGAATCGCACTGCCTTTTTCACAGCCCTAACTGTCAACTTCATTTCAGAGGTTAACGCTGCTCTGGAAGTTACCTGACCCTCTGCGTACTGTACATTTGTTCCAGCTGCCAGGACTTCTCTTGAAATTGTATCAAGAGTTCTACCTGCCTGAGATCCGATCAGAGTTGTTGCTTCGACGATATTGTTGTCGATTGCCGTTAAAATCAGCAGATCAGACAGTGGAATGAAATTACCATACTGTTTTACCGTTGCCTCGATCTTAGTAACATTCATCGCTGTACCAGTCGGTGTTACACCTTCGGTTAATGGGGTCATCGCTTTTGGCAGCTGATCATACTTACGGAATTCAATGGTCTTACCACCATTCTTTGGGATATTTCTTTTCTGTGCCCACTGATCATGTACAAGTTCAGGCTCTGCATTCTCGATCAGATTGCGATCGTAAAATGTTTTCATTTCTACAGACATTCCAGGTGCCGTAGTTGTGTTTGCCGGTGCTTCAAATAATCTAAGATTCATGTAAATAATAGTCTTTTTCATGCTTTTTCCTTTCTACATCGTAATGGTCTCCCCTCTGGCTGCGCGCTCCATGATCTTGTGGAACTCTTCTGGTGATAAATCCCATGCACTCATTTTCGTTCCATTTGCGCTACCGGCACCCACTCCATTTTCTGATGGTCTGCCATTGCCAGATCGGATTGAATCCGCAACTTTTTTCTTTGTATCTCTCTCTGTCTGGGCCATTAACCCTTGTGTGATCTCGTTGAAATGAACTGCTTTATAGGCGTTTTCGACTTCTACTCCGGCTCCCAACAGCCTGGTAAAAGCCTCATTCTCACATTCTTTTGCCATATCAAATTCTGGGAAATGCTGCTTACAAAGCTCAGCCTCTCGGTCCCATCTGGCATAGATATCATCCCTCTGCCTGATCTGCTGCGCTCTCTGGGCGCTTTCAACCAGCTGTCTATTCTGAGCCTCTGTCTTTCTCATTCTTTTCAGCTGATCAACAGTCATGTTTTCTTTAAGAGCCTGCTCTTCCCAGAAAGAGTTATCATTGTCGATGGCTTCCATGATCTTTGCTACATTTCCGTCTTCGATACCGTATCTTTCGGATAGCAACGATATCAAAGGCGTATATGAATCCAGCTGTTCATGCAGCTGCTGCTCATCCTTAAATCTTCGGTCAATATGGCTTTTTACGTCTTTACCATACAGATCACGATACTTTTCCTTGAATTTTTCATAACCTGCCTGCCGCTCTTCCGGTGTTTCTTCCAGTTCCTGGCCTTCCTCTGCCCCAGTGCTTCCAGTGGTGTTCTGGACATTTTCTCCCGTTTGATCTGCTGCTGGTGCTGCCGCACCGGTTCCACCGCCTTCACCTTCAAAAAGTCTTAAGTTCATTTCGATGATTCTCTTCATTTTGCTCCTTCTCAGCAGTCTTTCCTGCGTGTCTTAAAATTCAGCGGTCTTTCCCGCGCGTTCTGTATTTCATGGTATCACATTCATTTTTTCTTCTCTACCACCCCAGACTTTGCGTTCATATGGACGAATTCCGGGTAAGATTTACTTAATGTTTCATAGCCCCTCTTTATGGTGTAAACCATTGCATTCAGGCGCTTCTGCGCTTTTTTCTTGACCAAAACGCGAATATCTATCAATCCCGCTTTGATCTGCATGTCCTGGATCACTACTGCTTTCTCTTCTCCCAAGTCGATCATACACTGTGCTGCCGTCTGTCCAATGGCAGATACCGCAGCGCACACGATGTCATGTCCTTCCGGAAGTCCCATAGCGCATCCATATCCGGCATGACCTTCCACCTTTAAGCGAAAGTATCCTGGTACGTTTTCAAATGTTATTTCTGTCACTGGTTTACCTCCGTTGCTGTAGCTGCCTTTTCCCTGGCCTTTCCTGCCTGGCTGGTATCTGTATTCACTGCCTGTCCTAAAGAATTTGTTTTTATACTATTCCCTTGGTTCACATTCACATCAGTCATAGCCATCTGGTTATTTCCGATCAATCCATCAATAGCCTGTACCAGATCCGGACGGTTAGTCATTTCTGCAACCATCGGTGCAAGCTGTGCTAAAATCTGCTGCAACTGCTGGATTTCCTGATACATGGTGCCATTTTCTGATATCTTTTTGATTACTTCTTCCCTGCGGTCAAAATCCATCATAGAGACTACTGCAAGGGCCTGATCCGCAAGCTGAGGATTAAACAGTCCCATACCAAAGAGTTCTTTTGCCAGTTCGTTATTTGCAATCCTGCTATACGGGCTTGCCTTCTGTGCTGATATTTTGACATCAAACACTGGTCTTCTGGTCAATATTTCCCCGTCCATCATTGTTGCTGTCTGTTCCTGTAATTCGCTCTTATCCATCATCACATACTGTGCATCACCATTCGGCTGAGTGATCCGATAGCAACGAGGCAGATCATAAAACTGCCTGATAAGCTCAATAATCAGTGTCACAACCTCTGCATGTGCGGTGTAGCTAGTTTTGATCATATCCCGGCTCAGTTTACTTCCTGCTTCCTGCAATGCTGCGATAGCTGAAGCCGCAGTTACTCCCGATGCTGTGGATCCCTGAGAAAAATCCCGGTTTCCGCTTGTTTCTTTCAGCTCATCCACTTTGAGCGTTCGCATGTTGATAACATATTCTGGTAGCTGTGGCGGCTGGATCTG